GCAATTGATGATGAACCTATAAGAAGCGTAGAAATATGAGTTTTGATACAATCAGAGAAGAAGTAGAAAAGGGTTTGTTAGGTTTGAATGAAGGCATCCCTATGGGTTTCTATAGGGTGAACAAGTATATAGGCATAAGAAAGAGGATAATGACCCTCATCTTTGGTGCAACTGGATGTTTGTCAGGTGATACCGTGATAAATATATTACATGGAACAAACAGACATTGTAGTAGAAAGTATTCACTAGAAGAATTATATTATAAGTTCAACTGCCTTGGTGTTCCGGAGAGTATAAAGAAGCAAAAGAAGAAAACTGGTAGGAGGTGGAGTGGTAAACATTCGACTAAAGCTATCTGCTATCAGCATGATCGTGATATTTTAACATTTAACAATGTAATGAATGTAGTTCAGTCTGGAATAAAAGAGACTTTTGTACTGAAAACTGCTAAAGGTAAAGAAATAAGAGCAACCAAAGATCATAAGTTTCTTGTATCTCTTCCTTCAGTTTATAAAAGTCTGTCAGATCTTTCAGTTGGAGATACTGTGTATGTACGATGTAATAAATCTTCAAAAGGCAGAAAATCAAGACCTTATAGATATAATATTATTACAGCAATGCCTTATTATCCTTCTGCTACAAGTAAAAAAACAGTAACAAAAGGAGTTGAATATAATTATCAGAGAATAAGTAGAACTAGGGCTGTTTATGATGCGTGGCTAAATAGAGTATCTCTAGATTATTTTATAGAACAAGTGAAGACAAATCCTAATCACGGATTTATATTTTCAGATACCAAGATGGATATTCATCATATAGACGGTGTATATTATAATGATGTTCCTGATAATTTGTTATTGATAACTAAAGAAGAACATAGTAGATTACACGGAAAAGACGGTCATTCTGCTCATTTTGGAGATAGGTCAATTGAAAAAGATGAAATAGTATTAATAGAAAAATGGGGGGAGGAAATGACATATGATATAGAAATGAGTAGTCCGTACAATAATTTTGAAGCAAATGGAATAATAGTTCATAACAGTGGAAAGTCAGCCTTCATGCATTCTGCTTACATCCTTCATCCGTATGACTATCTGCTGGAGCATAAGAAGGACGTTAAATTCAAAGTGATACTGTTCTCTATGGAAAGAAGCAAGGTGTACATACTTGCTAAATGGGTAAGCAGAAGAATATTCCTTACACAGGGAGTGCTGATTCCCATTCCCAAGCTATTGGGGTGGTGGTCTGATGAAAAACTTACTCATGATGAACATGACCTTTTCATACAATGCAAGGACTATATAGATGGTCTTCTTGATGTGGTGGACATAGTGGAAGGTCCGCAGAACCCTACCGGTATATACAAGTATGTGAAGGAGTATGCTACAGCTAACGGTAGGTTTGAAGAGGTGGACGAGTATACCAAGATCTATGTACCCAATCATCCCAACGAGATAGTGATAGTAGCTGAGGATCATCTTGGCCTTACTAAGTCTGAGAAGGGGATGACAACAAAGAAGGAGGCCATTGATAAGCTCAGCGAGTATAATCAGTGGTTCAGGGATGCTCTTGGATATACTCCTGTTCTTGTGAGTCAGCTTAACAGAAGCTTGAATAATCCCGCTTTCATGAAGAGGGAGGCATTTGAGCCGACTATTGACGATATAAAGGAGAGTGGTAATCCCGGTGAGGCTTCCGATGTAGTGATATCATTGTTCGATCCTATAAGATATAGGACTCAGGATGATTCATACAAAGTCGGTAATTTTGTGGACCCGTCGACTGGAGGAAACTATTTCAGAAGCGTGAAGATACTCAAGAATTCCTATGGAGAGGATTCAGTGAAGATAGGGATGGCATTTCATGGTGCCACCGGCATTTTCAAGGAGCTTCCTAAGAGTAAGTATATGGATGGCTTTGACTATAATTCGTTATTTACAGGAGAATATTTTTTGTTATGAGTAGAAAGAAGAAGAAACCAAAGGAAGAAGAAAAGGTACAAATGTTCAGAGATGGATATTTCAGACTGGATTTACCTGATTCATTCAATGTGGCACTAGGTTATGCAAATCCTGGAAAAGGGTTAGCTACTCCTTCATATGTTGAAACCTATTCAATATCCAGATTATGAATATAAGAGATGTTAGACAGGATCAGTTTGCTGATACCTGGATAGAAAGTTACACCAAGATTTGGAAATAATGTACATATTATTTACATTTACATCATAAATGTAGATAATATGTATAATTTCCATAAGAATGGTAGAGACTATTCTATAGTAAGAAAAGAATCAGTGGACCTTTTCTACAAAGGGTTGAGTTGTAAAGATATATCTAAAAAATTAGTAGTAGATAGACATGCTGTAGGTAGATGGTTAAGAGAAGCTGGATGTATTTATTCTAAAGTAAATAAAACGGACATAAACTCCAGTGTATTTGATAGTATATCTACAGAAGAGCAAGCATATTGGTTAGGTTTTTTATTTGCTGATGGCTACGTTTCTAAATCTACAGCATTTGAATTATCCTTATCGCTGAAAGATATATATCATCTGAAAAAATTTAAAAAATTCTTAGATTATAAAGGAAAGATACATATAGATAATAAAATAGGAAGATGTAGAATCATGTTTAATGATTCTCAAATTGTAAATAGTTTAAAGGAATTAGGATGTATTAATAGAAAATCTTTAGTATTGACTTTTCCAGAGAAATTAGCTACTAGTTTGTATTCTCATTTTATTAGAGGATATTTTGATGGAGATGGTTATATAAACGGTACAAGTAAGCCAATATTAGTATCCTTAATAGGTACTTACTCTTTTCTAGAAGCAATACATAATATATTGAATATACCAACACATAGTATTAAACACAGAAATTCAAAACATTCAGAGTTGGTATTTACTAATAATTTATGTGGAGAAACTGCTAGAAATTTTTGTAACTATATTTATAACAACGCTACTATATTTCTTGAAAGAAAATATAATAGATTCATTGAACACGTTGAAAAATATAATAAAAGAAAGGATTTACATAATGTAGTAATATTTGATATTATTAACAATAAAATTTACAATTTCAATAATTATAAGTCTGCGTGTATTTATATAAATTGTACATTTTCTACATTAAAGCGTTGTTATGAACATGATACACTAATAAAAAAACAGTACAAAGTATTAAAATATGGAGAACATAAGAGAAAAACGACAGAGAGAACTTGCACAGTCATGGATTAGTAATAATATGTATGGTATAATAAATGCATGTCCAAGATTTGGAAAAATTTTTATGTCAATTATTATAATGAGACAAGTAAATCCAAACTCAATTTTGATAGCATATCCAGATAATAAAATTAAAAAATCTTGGGAAGATGATTTTGAGAAATTTAGTTATCATCCTTCTAACATCATGTTCACTACATATCTCTCGTTGCATAAACACGTGGAGGAAAAGTATGATCTTGTTATCCTTGATGAAATTCATCTGATGTCGGAAGCACAAATAGAAAGCTGTAAGACGCTGTTAGAAGCCAATAGACGTATTCTGGGGCTCACTGGCACGTTGTCCTCTTGGACAGCTAAAGTACTCAAGGATGAGCTTTCATTGCCTGTAGTGGCACGATACTCAATTGAGATGGCAATCAAGGAAGGAATTCTTCCCGATTATGAAATCAATGTTATAACAACTCCTCTTGATGACAAGATTCTTGTTAATTATGGAGGAAAGAGAAAGACAGAGAAGACAAGGTTTGCTAATTATAAGTGGGTTGTTGATAAGCTGGAAAAAGAAGAGAAAAATTCGTTTCATATGAAATTGAAGATAATATCAATTCTTCAAACCTCTTCATCAAGAATGAAGGCAACAATTGATCTTATAGAGAAATTCAAGGAGGAAAGGCTGCTCGTGTTTTGTGGAAGGACAGAAGTGGCGGATAATCTCGGCATTCCTTCTTTTCATAGCAAATCAAGTGAGAAGCAGGTATGGGAAGATTTTGTAGAAGGAAGAATTAAACATCTTGCCGTTGTGAAGATTGGAAACTCAGGAGTCACTTATACGCCTTTAAGCAAAGTGATAATTAACTATTTTGATAGCAATCCTGAAACAATGACACAGCGTATAAACAGGTGCATGAATATGGAGTA